GGCGAACTGGCGTTTCTTTAATAAAGAGTTTTAGCGTTTTTGCAGTTCCATCATTGATTATTGGAACTGCTAAAGAAAATAAGCGAGTTAATGAGCTAGCTTCAAATTATTATCGACGAACTAATGACTCTAGTAAGGGATTAAACGAAGCAGCAAAGCTAGAAGATAAGTATCAAATAGATAAACTAACAAATAGTTATAATCCATATTAAGGAGGTGACAGCAATTGGCAAGTATAAGTGATCGATTTAAAAATGCTTGGAATGCTCTTGTAGATAAGCAAGATAATTATTCTAGGAATTTAAACAATTATGGTGCTGGTTCATATTATAGACCGGATAAAGCTATGGTAATATCTGGATCTGAACGAACCATAATGACCTCTATTACTAATAGAATTTCTGTTGATGTATCACTAACAAAATTTGAACATTGTCGCGTTGATGACAACAACAATTTTAGTGAGTCGATAGATAGTACACTAAACGAGTGCCTGAAACTAGAAGCCAATAAAGATCAAACGAGTCAGCAATTCATGATTGATTTGATTTCATCAATGTTAGAAGAAGGCGTAGTTGCGGTAGTTCCAATCGATACGTCATGCGATATCATCAAGAATAATTCTTTTGACATTTATTCGATGCGTGTTGCTAAAATTGTCGAATGGTACCCAGACAATATCAAAGTCAACGTTTACAATGATAGGACTGGTAATAAAGAAGACATTATTCTACCAAAAAGATCTGTTGCGATTATCGAGAATCCATTCTATCAAGTAATGAACAGTCCAAATTCAACTTTGAAAAGATTGACTTATAAGTTGAGTCTTCTTGACCAATCCGATGCGAAGAACAATTCTTCAAAACTTGACATGATTATTAAGTTGCCGTACACGATTAAGAGTGATTCTCAAAAGGAACGGGCTCAAGAGCGAAAAGCAAACATTGAAGATCAGCTAAACAATTCTAAATACGGAATTGCATACATTGACGCTACCGAGCAGATCACTCAGTTGAATCGCCCTATTGAGAATGCTCTATTGCCACAGATCGAGAGTCTTACTAAGACACTGTACGATCAGTTAAGTATGGATTCTACTATTCTAAACGGTACGGCTACAGCTGACACAATGACGAATTACTACAACCGAGTAATTACACCAATAATCAATGCTGTTACTTTGGAGTTCACTAGGAAGTTCCTTACTAGAACAGCAAGGTCTCAGAAGCAAGCTATTATGGCATTCCAAAAGCCATTTAGTTATCTTACTGTCACCCAGATTGCCGGCCTTGTTGATTCTTTGAGTCGTAATGAGGTTCTAACCGGTAATGAGTTTAGGCAGGCACTTGGTTTTAAACCATCGTCTGAACCATCTGCTGATGAGCTAAGGAACAAGAATCTTATCGATATGAGCCAAGTTCAAAATGGTGGCGATCCACAGTACTACCAGGATCAGCAGTATCAAGATCCGCAATACTATCCTGAGGAGGAACAAGACTATGGCTACAGTCCTCAGCAGTATTAAAGATTATCTGGCAGTAAACGATACGGATGCATTTGACCAAGAGATTTTAATGCTCGTTCATTCTGCACTTTCTTCACTTGATCAAATTGGTAAAGTCACTATTCCTAGCGATATTACAAATTCAACAACATGGGAATCAATTTGCCAAGATAGCAAGTTAAGACCATTTGTTAAGAATTACGTATTCTGCAAGGTTAGATTAATTTTTGATCCTCCATCGTCATCGATTGTTGCTGACGCAATTAACAAGTCAATTGCTGAAAGTGAATGGAGATTTTATTATGGCTCGGAGGTGAAATAATGTATACAAGCTACAATAATGTTTACAATTCATTTCTAGAGCATTCTGGAAAGAAAGGCATGAAGTGGGGAATTCGAAATTCTGTAAAACGACTAAAGAACAGGATTAAGAATCCGCACTACTCAAAAGATTACAAACAGACTAAAAATCTTAGACGCAAAAGCTCTAAATATTTATCCAATAATCAGCTTCGTGAGTTGAATAAACGGATGGAACTCGAGCAAAACTACAATAGGCTATCGACTACTCCATTGAACCGAGGGTTTACGATTGCTAGGAATATTATTGCTATTAGCGGTACTATTGCTGGTCTATACGCAATGCGAAACCAGAGGTTCGTCAGAGATGGAGTTAATTTAGTAAATGGCATTATTTCTAAGAATAGGAAGTAGATATGAAAAAACTATTTAAGGTATTTTCTGCGCTTACGCTCTTAGCGTTTATTGTTTTTTCTTTTCTATACTTCACTAGGAACGAGTTATTTACTAATACTACTCTGTATTGTGTCGTATGCCTATTCTACGTAATTAATTGCACGACTATGATTAGTTTAATGAATAGTTACCCAATTGTGGGTGGAACTCTGATCGTGTCTAATGCTGAAGAACCATATCGATTCGAATTCAATACTTTACTTTCAGAATTAGAGAACGAGAAATCATTCATTATAGAGATAGATAGAGGAGAATAATGTATACAAATTACAACAATATCTATTTATCATATTTATCACATTCTGGAAAGAAAGGTATGAAGTGGGGAATTAGAAACAAAAAAAAATAAATAAATTTGAAAATAAAAAAGTAAATATTAGTGACGATAAAAAGAAAAAGCAACAAGATAAACTACTAAAATTATATAAACAGAGAAAAGAGGCAAACTGGTATGCCGCAAATGCACTTATAGCTGCGGCAATCACTATACCTATTGGGGCATTAATGACAACCTCACATAACAATACTATCTCGACGGCTGGCGAGGCATTAATTACAAGTTCTGGGCTTGCCATGGCGACGGCTGGCGCTTACGCCGGACAATCAATCAGTCTAAAAAATGAGCAAAAACGCCTACAAGCGAGATATGGTCACAGCCTCGACGAATCTAATATGAAATATCATCCACTAAAAGGAACTATTAGTTATGGTCAGAAAGGAAAATAATGACACTATCAAATAAAGCTTATGACACTCTTCAGTGGGTATGCCGTATTTTTATTCCGGCATTTATCACTCTTTATATTGCTGTAAATGGAGTTCTTATTTCCAATGGACTTACTGGTCTACCATATCCGGAAGTGGTAACTGGCATTGTTGCTGCCGTAAATGTATTTATTGGCGCATTGATGGCTAAGTCCTCAGCTGATTTTAAGAATTCCGAAACCGCCGAAGTAGAATAATGTATACTGATTACAGCAATCTCTATTATTCATATCTATATCATTCCGGTGTTAAGGGCATGAAGTGGAGTGTTCGCCGTAAAGCAAAAAAGATGCAAAAGAGTATACGAAGGCTAAATCGTTTTATGGCGAGGGCGCTGGAACTCGTAGAAAGCTGATCAAACAAAAAGTCGAGTATAACTCTAAGCATATTCCTGGCTATAAGGAAGCATTCGACCACTATGTCAAAAAATACTGACATGAGCAAACGCGCTAGCCAAGCAGTAAGAGAACGAAAAGTCAAAGATGCAAAGAATTCTGCGGGCAAGGCCGTTCGTGGTGTTGGAAACATTTTGGCTGAAAGAATGCAATTTGTAGGATGGTCAATGCTTATTGGTTATACGGCTTTAAGAATCGGTCAGAAATATGGAGCTATTCAATCAAATGACGTTTTGCTAGATAGAGCATACAATATCGGTAAAAATGTCATGAGAGAATTTGGAAAAAAGTTAGGGGGTAAGCATTAATGTATTCTAATTTCGAAATGACTTACAATTCGTACCTAATGCATCACGGCACTAAAGGTATGAAGTGGGGTGTTAGGAGAACGATTGCTAGGAAGTCAATTCTCCCTGGTTCTTGGGGTAGGGCAGTAACTACTTCTAGGCAGCATGATCTGGATATTAAAAACCGATGGACTGTTGCAAAAAATAAAGCTAAAGCCGGAGTCCTAAGCAAGAACTCACAAGAGTATAGAGAAGCCAAATCCGCAAGACAAAGAAATTTTTGGGGAACGTTTGCAGCCGATGCTGCTGGATTCGGACGAGTATCTCAAGGACGATATTATCAACACAGAGCAAACGGAAAAAGTGTTGTCGAAGCGGCCGCTAGAGTTTATGTTCGTAAAGCTTTAGTAGGTGCTGCCGCTGGCGCTGCTATTAATCTTGGCGCTCGCATTGCTCTTTCAGCGTATGTGAATCGTAGATAATAATCAATGAAAGAAGATTCTATGAACTATGATTTTTCTGGTTGGGCTACCAGGAATGATCTTAAATGTTCTGATGGACGAGTCATTCGTTCTGGGGCGTTTAAAGATTGCGACGGTAAACAAGTGCCGTTGGTCTGGCAGCATCAGCACAATGGTGTCGAGAATGTTCTTGGACATGCTATCCTAGAGAATCGACCAGAGGGTGTTTATACTTATGCAGTATTCAACAACACTGAGTCTGGTAAGATGGCTAAAGAAGCTGTTCAGAATGGCGACATTAAGCAACTATCAATTTATGCAAACAAGCTAAAGCAGAATGGCTCTAATGTAATGCATGGAGTTATTAGAGAAGTTAGCTTGGTTCTTGCCGGGGCAAATCCCGGCGCAATGATCGATACTGTTATTGCACATAGCGATGACGGTTCAGAGGAAGCAGTAATCTATACAGATACTGATATCGAATTGTATCATGCAGCTACCAAAAAGGATGAAGATACAGATGAGACTGATCCTGAAGTAGTTGAAGATAATCAAAATGGAAGTGTTGACGAAAGGACACAAAACATGGATCCACAGAATGCACAGGCTCCACAGGGTCAGGCTCCAGTACAGGGCGACAAGACCATTCAGGACGTTATCGATGAGATGACTGACGAGCAGAAGGACGTATTGTATTATCTCGTAGGAATGGCAGCACAGCAGGGTGAGGCTACAGGCGAGGAAGACGTAGAGGATGAAGATATGAAGCACAATTTGTTCGATGCTGAGGGTGATTACCTCGCACACTCTGCTGAGGATATGGAAGAGGTACTGCGCGACGCAAAGCGTTATGGCTCCCTAAAGGAGTCCGCACTCCAGCATGGTATGGAGGACATCACTCTTGGTGACGCTCTTCAGCACAGCATCACTGATGTTGGTTTCCTGTTCCCAGACGCTAAGACTATTGGTGCAGAGCCAGAGTTTATTTCCCGCAAGATGGACTGGGTCGAGGACGTTATGAACGGCGTTTCTCGTACTCCTTTCTCCCGCGTTAAGTCTATCTTCGCAAACATCACTGAGGATGAGGCAAGGGCTAAGGGTTACATCACTGGTAAGGAGAAGAAGGAAGAGGTATTCAAGCTTCTGAAGCGTACCACCGATCCACAGACCATCTATAAGAAGCAGAAGATGGACCGTGACAATATGGTCGATATTACTTCTTTCGATGTCGTTGCTTGGCTCAAGAAGGAAATGCGCATGATGCTCGATGAGGAGCTTGCTGGTGCTATTCTTTGCGGTGACGGTCGTACTTCAACCGATGACGATCACATCTCTCACGATCACATCCGCCCAATTTGGCAGGATCAGAATCTCTACACTACCAACGTTGCTGTAGCAGTCAAGTCTGCTGAGAAGGATGATGAGAACAAGGTATACGGCAAGATGATCAAGGCAATCATCAAGGCACGTAAGAATTATCGCGGTTCTGGTAACCCAGTATTCTACACTACCGAGGATGTTCTCACTGGTATGCTTCTTATTACCGATTCTACTGGCCGTGATATTTATGAGTCTCCAGAGAAGCTTGCTCAGAAGCTGCGCGTCTCTAAGATCGTAACTGTTCCAGTTCTTGAGAACAAGACTCGTGTCGGTTCCGATTCTAAGCGCTATCAGCTTCAGGGTATCATTGTAAACCTCAAGGACTACAATGTTGGTGCTGACAACGGTGGCGCTGTAACTCTGTTTGACGACTTCGACATTGACTACAATGCTCAGAAGTACCTCATTGAGACTCGTTGCTCTGGTGCTCTTGTTAAGCCATACTCTGCTATCTCTGTTGAGATGACGCTCGAGGCTTAGTATTTCTATGGATGAGTTCTCTTATCTATAGAAGATAGGAGAAATTCAAAATGGGAAAGTTTTATGGTAATATTGGTTTTGCAACAACAGAAGAAACTCAACCAGGAATTTATGAAGAAGTAATTTCTGAAATGCGCTACAGGGGCGACCTTCAAAAGATCTATAGACGATCTGACGGGGGCGCTCCTGTAGATAACATTACTCTTCAAAACCAAATCAGCATTATTGCCGATGCATTTATTAACGATAATTTCATGAACATTCGTTATGTCGAGTATGCTGGTTGCAAATGGAAGATCACTTCTGTTACTGTTGAGCCGCCAAGAATGATTTTGTCGATTGGAGGTAGGTATAATGCAAACTCTTACGGACAATAGACTCGACTTCCATCAAAAGTTGGAATTTGTTTGGGATGAGACATTCCTAACAGGAAAAACCTACTTTCAACCACCGTCAAACATAAAACTAGAGTATCCATGTATGGTTTATGAACCTAGCGGTATTGAAAATCGCAATGCGGATAATGGGCCATACAGACGTAATTTCAGATATTCGGTTAAAGTGATTAGTAAGTCTCCTTTACACCCAGTAATCGACAGACTTTTAGATTTTAAGTATGCTACTTATGATCGTCACTATGTTGCCGATGGTCTGAATCATGACGTATTTACTATTTACAATTAGATTGGACTATAAATGGGTAAACAAATTTCTTGGGACGAGACTGGTTCTCGTTGGTTTGAGAATGGCTGCGATCGCGGCGTTCTCTATGTTCAGGGTGACACTGGTAATTACCCTAAGGGTGTTGCTTGGAACGGTCTGACAAAGGTTACTGAGGCTCCTGAGGGCGCTGCTGCAAATAACCTTTATGCAGACAATATTAAGTATGCTTCTCTTCGTTCTGCTGAGTCTTTCAAGGCAACGATTGAGGCTTATACTTATCCTGATGAGTTTGGTGAGTGCGATGGCTCTGTTGAGGTAGCAAAGGGCATCAAGGCCGGTCAGCAGACTCGTAAGGCATTTGGCTTCTCTTATCGTACTAATATTGGTAACGATACTGGTACAACTTCTGATGATGGTTATTACATTCACCTCGTTTATGGTGCTACTGCTGCTCCATCTTCTCGTAACTATGAGACTGTTAACAACTCTCCATCCGCAATTACTTTCTCTTGGAGTGTTGAGACCACACCAGTTAACGTTAAGGGCATTAAGCCAACCTCAACTCTGACTATCGATTCTCGTAAGGTCAGCAAAGAGAATCTCAAGAAGATCGAGGATAAGCTCTATGGTACTGAGACCACAGATCCTATTCTTCCACTTCCTGACGAGATTGTTACTCTTGTCGGCGGTACACCAGGTACGCCAATTCACGGTTAAGATAAGCTATTAAATTGATAAGGAGTTAACTCATGTACAAGAAGACTATTGAGTGCACTGACTTTGATGGTAATAAGATCAAGGACGATTACTATTTCAACTTCACAAAGGCTGAGATTCTGGAGTTTGATAACTCTGAGGTCGGCGGAATGGAGCAGTATATCGAGCGTATCCAGAAAGAGAAGGATAACACTAAGCTGTTCAAACTCTTCAAGGATCTTATTCTTAAGGCTTACGGTGAGAAGTCTCAGGACGGCCGTAGGTTCATCAAGTCTGAAGAAAAAGCAATCGAGTTCTCTCAGACTGAGGCATACTCGGAGCTTGTTATGGAACTAGTTTCTGATGCAGACGCGGCGGCCGAGTTCGTCAATAGCGTATGTGCTAGCGTACTTAAGGATCAGAAGCTTAATCCTGTATCTAAGTAAGGAGGGATGTTAGAGAGTGCTTCAAATAACTATTCCAGAAGTCGAATTGTATGACGAAGAAAGAGCCGAGTTCTCGTTTAAAAAAGAGATAGTATTATCACTGGAGCACTCTCTCATCTCCATTTCAAAATGGGAGTCAAAGTGGCATAAACCATTCTTAACTTCCGAAAAAACTGAAGATGAAATATTAGATTACATCATTTGTATGTCTGTTGGCAAAAGAATTACTCCAGCAGACCTAGAAGGAATAACAAAAGAAGATCTTGAGGCCATAAATAATTATATTGACGATCCAATGACTGCTACAACATTTTCATCTGGATCTACATCTGGTCAAACAAAGTTTGTAACTTCAGAATTGGTATATTATTGGATGGCTAAAGCAAGTATTCCTTTTGAGTGCGAAAAGTGGCATTTTAATCGACTTATGACATTGATTAGAGTTTGTATGGAAGAAGACAACACTAAGAAAGAGATGTCACCTGACGAAATAATGCGACAAAATCGAGAATTAAACGAAAGGCGTCGAAGGGAGATGCGCACTAATGGATAATACAACTAAGTTTGATGTTGCTATTAGTAATATTGAAGATAATCACGAGGGCGCTCCAGACGATTACAAACCCGAGGAAGACGGTCCTAAAGATTTAGGAGATAAGTAATGGGTTTTACAGTTTCAGAATTTATCCAATGCCATGGCTCTAACATGGATTGGGGTCGAGGTGGAAAAAGCGTAAGCTATATTGCCGTTCACTACACCGGCACTAATGCTTCTGGTCATAACAATCTTGTTTATTTTTCTGGTCCAAATCGAAATGCTTCAGCGCATTATTTCGTTGACAAAGACGGTACGATTTCTCAGAGTGTATCTGAGAGCGATACTGCTTGGGCTGTCGGTAACTACGATCGTAACCAGAGATCTATTTCTATCGAGTGTGTTTCTGATGGATCAGAGCCTTTTACAGCTGCTCAGATCGCATCGCTTCGAGCAATTGTAACCGATCTGATGTATCGATACGGAATTACTGCTGATCGAGTTATTCGTCACTATGATGTGACTGGAAAGCATTGTCCGGCAAATTATGTTGACGATTCTGCTTGGGCTGCTCTAAAGAATCAGATTACATCCACTTATGTCGGCGAACCAAAGTGGGTTCATAGCCCTAATGGCTGGTGGTATCAGCGTAGTGATGGTTCATATCCTGCTAACGAGTGGATGTGGGTCACTGATGCTTGGTATTGGTTCAATGGTCAAGGATACATGGAGACTGGTTGGCATTGGATTAATGGAAAGTGCTACTATCTTTCCGAGTCCGATGATGCAATCGGTAAGATGGTAAGTGGAATGCAATCCATTAATGGCGCTAAGTATTTCTTTGCTCCAACCGGTGAGTTGCAGTTTGGATGGGTCAAGTACGACGGTCATTGGTACGTTACGGATGATAAATGGGGTATTATTCAAACTAGCCAGTGGTATTTCAAGGATAATACTTGGTATTGGCTTGACGGTGATGGTCATATGGTCACTGGCCACCAGACAATTGATGGAAAGCAATACCTGTTTGATGATTCTGGTGTAATGCAGACCGGACTTCGTGAAGTAGAAGGCGACACATATTTGTTTAGTGAGTCTGGTTCAATGGTAACTGACACGCTCTACATCAATCCCGATACAAAGAAGCTTTCGGCATTTGATCATGATGGTCGAATGATTAAGAATCATGTTCTCTCAGTCAACATTGACGAGAACGGAACTGTCACGGGTATCAAGAGTATCGATTAATTCAAAATGGGGGTGAAGCATGATAAGCTTTAAAGAATCTGGAGATTTTAAGAATTTAGAGAAGCTACTATCGTTTTCTAAAAGAGCAAACATAGAAGCAATTCTTAATAAGTACGGTCAGATTGGAGTAGAAGCCTTATCTGCTGCAACCCCCTCTCGTTCTGGCAAAACTGCAAGTAGCTGGAGCTACAAAGTAACAAGAAGTAAAGGAAATTTACAAATAGATTGGTATAACACTAATACTAATAAAGGTGAAAACATAGCGATTCTTATTCAGTACGGTCATGGCACTGGGACTGGCGGTTATGTACATGGCATTGATTATGTTAACCCTGCTATGAAACCGATATTTGATCAATTATCTAGAGATTTATGGATGGAGGTTAATGCTTAATGGCCGAAACTGTCGATAATAAAGTTGTACGTGTACAATTTGACAACCAACAATTTGAGCGAGGGGTCAGGCAAACAACTCTATCTCTTCAGAATCTTAAACAATCGCTTAAGATGGAAGATTCTAGTAAATCCATCGAAAAAGTAACATCAGCTCTTAAGAATATTAACCTCGATGGTTTGAATAGTGCTCTGGATTCGATCAAGAATCGTTTTAGTGTAACCGGAATGGTTGCACTTAATATTTTGTCTAGTATTGCAAGCAGAGCGATATTTGCAGGTCAACAATTAGTATCGTCTTTTACTATGACTCCATTGATCGATGGTCTTAGAGAGTACGAACTCCAGTTGCAGTCTCTTCAGACAATCTACGCAAATGTTTCACCTAAAGGATATTCTCTCGATGATGTAAATGCGTCTTTGGATGAGTTGAATACTTATGCTGATAAGACGATTTATAAATTCGGCGAGATGACAAGGAACATTGGTACCTTTACTGCTGCTGGCGTTGACCTTAAAGAAGCAACAAAGGCTATTCAGGGTCTTTCTAACCTTTCAGCTATGACTGGCGCTACCGCTGAGCAATCAGCAAGAGGTTTGTATCAGGTTTCTCAGGCATTATCGACTGGCTTCTTTCGCCAGATTGACTGGATGTCGATGGATAATGCAAACATGTCTAATGCACAGTTTAAAGACATGCTTGTTCAGATTGCAGATAAGCGAAACAATAACGCTGCTACGAACGCAATCAAGAGTAAGGGAAGCTTTAGGGACTCTCTTGAAAAACAATGGCTTACCAAAGACGTTTTCTTGGAGGCATCCAATATTCTTGGTGAGGTTGTTGATAGCGAAGAAGCCTATCAGAACCTGATGAAGAAAATTATTGATAGTGGATACACTGAAGCACAGGCTAAGCAATTTGCTAACATGGCAAAGATGGCTTATGAATCTGCTACCAAGATTAAATCGTTCACTCAGCTTGTCGATACACTTAAGGAATCCTTGGGTACTGGCTGGGCTGATATTTGGAGAACTGTTATTGGTGATCTCTCTGAAGCAAAAGAGCTTTGGACTGGTGTATACGAGAAGATTAACCCATTTATTGATGCCTCTTCTAAAGCTCGTCTCGAACTTGCCAAAACATGGAAAGAGATGGGCGGCAGGACCGAGGTAATTAACGGCATTTCGAACTTCTTTGACAATTTTGTATCAATTGCAAAGGCCGTTCATCAAGCATGGGTCGATGTATTCCCTCCAATTACAGCTGAAACATTATACAATCTATCTGTAAGGTTCCGCGAACTAAGCGAGAATCTAAAACCAACAGAAGAAACTCTTAGTCGAATCGGAAGAATCGCTAAGGGTCTATTCTCAATTCTCGATATGGGTCGAAAGACAATTGTTGGTGTAGCAAAAGCCTTCGCCGCTTTATTCCATATCGATCTTGGGGCTCCTCTTGAGCTTTTAGCCAAAATAGGAGACTTCTTTACAGATTTAAACTCTAAATATTCTACTTTAACTTTTGATGTTATTTCTGAGAAGATTAAAGACTGGAAGAATTCCATTAAAGAGGGAATTGACAGTCTTGTTAATGGTATTAAAGACCTCTTTGGTAAGATCAGAGATAAAATTGAAGATACTGCTGGATTTAAACCAGAATCTATTCTCGACGCAATCACAGCTGTATTTGTAACCGTCATAAAAGCGTTGCCTGGACTTATCACTAATTTCCGTGGCACAATTATGAACATATTTGGCTTACTAGGCGACCTTAAAGACTGGATCAAAGACCATATTTCACTAGATGAAGTCATGTCTGGTATTTCTACAGCTGGTCTTGTTGTTATGGCTAAGTCTCTCATTGGTGTAGCCAAGACAATTAAAGAGTTCTTCGATAATTTGCCATTTGTTGGTACCGGCGGCAAAGGTAAAGGTGGAGATGCTGGATCCGGCGGTGGTCCTGGAGATATTATTGGTAATATTTCTAATCTGTTGAATGGTCTGACTGAGTCTGTCAAGAACATGACTAGTACGATCAAGATTAGTCAGCTTATCATTATTTCTACATCAGTATTGATGATTGCTAAAGCAATTGACATGCTTGCTAAGATTGATCAAGACAAACTGATGGGAAGCTTTGCTACTGTCACTGCTATCCTAGCAGTTCTTGGTAAAGTTATGTCCGTGATGTCTAAATTTGCTCATGAATTTACTCTTGGTAATAGCTTGTCTGTATCTATGGTGGTAATAGCGTTTACACATTCTATTAACACGATTAGTAAAGCTATTAAACGTCTATCTGATCTTGATCAGTCTAAGATGATGGGTAGCGCTACGACTTTAGCCATCCTTATGGGCGTTATGGTTAAAGTAATGAAGGGCTTGGCTGAAGTTAAGGGCCTTGATGCAGCTAAGGTATCTTTGGCACTTATCGCTATGAGCCATGCTATTAATATTATTTCCAAAACTGTAAAAACATTCAGTGCCCTTGATCCAAAAGACTTAACAAAGGGCGTAATTGGCGTAACCGCAATGTTAACAGCTCTTGGTATTGCGATGCGAATCATCGATGAGACTAAGATCAGCGTTGGCACATCTGTTGCTCTGCTCGCTATGGCTGCGGCGGTTAAAGTTCTTCAAAATAGTGTTATTTCCTTTAGCGAAATGGAGCCAGCAAAACTAGTACAAGGAATTCTTGGTATTGCAGGCGCAATGGGCGTATTAGTATTGGCTCTTAGGGCTATGCCAACCGCAAAAGTATCGGTATTCAATTCACTATCGATGCTTATTCTTGCATTCACATCTGACATTGTAGCAAACGCTATTGTTAAGCTATCACAGATAGATTGGCAAGCAGGTACAAATGGTCTAGCAATGCTAGCAATCATGCTTACCGAGATGGTGCTAGTCACAAAAGCTATGAGTAGCCTTGGTTCTGGTTTCCTTGGAAACATGGGAGCAGTAATTGCCATTACAGCATTGTCATTCGATCTTCTTGTCATTGCTGATGCAATTAAGAAGGTCTCTGAGATCAATGTCGATTCAGCTCTACCAGCACTTGGGGTTCTCGCTGGAGCAATGGTTATTCTTGGTGGAATTGTTACGGCTATGGGATATTTAAATCCTGGTGGCGCAATCCTTGCCGGCATTGCTCTGACAATTACAACCAATGCTCTTATTCCATTGGCTCAGGCGTTTACTACGTTATCTAGTATTTCTTCTGATGGTGTTGAGAATGCACTTAGAGCATTGAGTACAAGTCTTGTTGTTCTTGCGGGTATTACAACATTCCTTGGCATGTTACCAATGGGTGCTGGCTTGCTTGGTTCAATAGCACTTAGCTTTATTTCTTTAAGCCTTATTCCTATTTCCATCGCATTCCAAACATTATCTAATATTGCTGATAAGGATCTCGATAAGGGTATAAAGACAATCATCACGACGATTGGTACACTTGCTGGCATATCTTCATTTATTGGATTGCTTGCTCCATTATCAATGTTTGGCGCAATTACACTAACTATTCTTAGCGGAACATTGATCCCAATGTCTGCGGCATTTAAAGAGATCAGTAGTATTTCTCCAGATGATATGCTAACTGGTATTTCTAATATGCTAGTTGCAGTTGGATCTTTGGCTGCAATTTCTGTACCTTTGGCTCTGGTAGCACCTATGCTTGGTATTAGTGGAGCTGCTTTGGCTGTTATTTCTGGTCCATTGGTCGGAATTAGCAGAGCCTTAGCTGATTTTGCAGATGTTGGTAAGCGTGGCGAGCAAGGCGCTGAGAATATTAGAAAGTCTCTCGAAGCTATTGCAGTTGGATCACTGCTAAATACGCTTAGCGGCTTTGGTGCTGACGCTTTAGCAAAGATTGCTCCAGTAATTGGTGACCTTGCTGATGGAGTGTCAAAATGGAGTAAAGTTAAGATTAACAGTTCCCTTGAAGATGGGCTTAAGGCTCTTGGTAATGGTCTGTCATATTTGTCTTTTGATGACTGGGGAGCAGATGTAGTAAATAAGGTTCATGAAAATATTGGAGCATTGGCTGATAGTGTTGGTAAGTGGTCTGATGTGAAATTGAATCCAAGTCTTGAGGCTTCTTTGGAGGCTCTTGGTCGAGGTTTAGATGGATTAAACTTTGATATGCTTGGTGCCGCATCGGTTGCTATTTCTGTTGACAGCATTGGCACACTTGCTGGATCTATTGCTAAGTGGAACGGTGTTGAAATCCCAGATACATTGGGCGTCGGACTTTCTGTACTGGCAGAGGGACTTAATTCGTTTGGTCTTCTTGATATATTTAGCTCAATGTCTGTTGAGAATATTACAGGACCATTAAGTGAGCTTCCTGATGCTATTAAGAAGTGGACAGCACTGGATCTAAACAAGGATGCGCTGGATAATATTTCTACAGGCATGGCAAAGATCGCAGATGGTATCCGCAACTTCGCTTTGACTGATTTCTTCTCAACTGGAGCAGCTGAAGCAACTGGTAACGCACTGACAGTTTTGGGTGAAGGTGTCAAACAATTCAGAACATGCGTCGTTCCAAAAGATATCGAGAGTGATCTTAGAAGGCTTGCCGAAGGTGTTGGCGAATTCTGGAATAAAGGTTGGGGTGCTGATACACTCAGTTCTCTTGGTCCTACACTTACAGATTTGGCAGCTGGAATTAGGTCTTGGTCCGGTCTTCAGGTTCCCGACAATATTCAATATCAGCTTACATTAATTGCCAACGGCTTAGCTCAGTTCGATGAACTTGGCGGAGCTACGGCGGATAATATTAAACAATTGAGTTCTGCTACTGGCGAATTCGCTTGGGCATTGTCTACAATGAGCGGAGTTGACGGTGCATCTGTCGCATCTTCAATTTCTGATCTTGTAAACGGCCTTGCCGAGGACCCAGAGAAGATGACTGCTATTTCTACAGCGTTCAGTGAGCAGCTAACCGCTATGACTACAGCTATTACAGAGAAGTCTAGCGAGATTAGTGCCGCCATGGACTCGATGATTCAGCAGGTTACAGAAAACATTCAAAATGGGAGTGGATCGTTTACCGAAGCCGGAAACGGAATTGGTAATGCGATAGCCGATGGTATTTCTGCCGGTGTCGCTGCTAAGAACGGCGATATTAGTGCCGCTATGTCTTCTGCCATGACAGAAGCATCTAATACAGTATCTAGCGAATCTAGTAAAGTTTATGAATCTGTATACAACACTGGATCCGAGATTATTGGACAGCTTGCTAGTGGAATTGCATCTAATAACACGGCTGCAACCGAAGCAGTCTCTGGTATTATGAGCTCCATTGTAAGTGAACTTAATAGTCACGGTCAAGAAATCTATGATGCTGGTTGGTATCTTGCTGATGGTCTGGCAAATGGTATTCGAGCGAACCAGAATAAAGTCGTGAATGCTGCGGACTCAATTGCAAAAGCGGCAATGGAAGCCTCTAAGGCTAGATTACAAATTAAATCCCCATCAAGGGTAATGCACGAACAAGGTATGTATGTCTCGCTTGGTCTTGCAAATGGTATGCTTGCATTTAAAGATAAAGTTATTGCTGCGTCATCTGATGTTGCATCTGATGCTGTATCCTCTATGGAAAGCAACCTTAGTGCACTCAATGGTAAGTCATACAAGCCTAATATTTCTCCAGTCATTACTGGTAAGATGGATGGATTATTTGGTAGTCTTCGTCTTGGTACGTCTATGCGACTTAATGCTGAAGTAAATGCTATGTCTAAGGATGGATCTATGATTGTTAATTCAATTAATAACCTTAGGTCTGACATGGACAAGTACACTACAGCACTTATGGAAGCCGACACTTCAATTAATATTAATCAAACGAATCTATCGCCTAAGGCACTTGACCCTAGCGATGTATATCGAAATACAAAGAATGCTATGTCAATTGCTCGTCATAGGGGGTAGTAAAATTAATGATTAAAAGTATTAAAGTTACTAACAAAAAGAAAGATTCAAAAGAATTTATTCTCGATAGGGGCATTGAGTCCGGTTTTCTTATTACTAAGATTTCCGGGCTCGGCCCGGTCGAGGCTGATGTATCGGTTAGTAACGTTGTAACCTTTGATGGTGGCGTATATAATTCAGCTAGAGCAAAGACACGTAATATTGTTATCGAGTTTGCTTTACATGGTAACGACGTTGAAGCTCAGCGACTAGAATTGTATAAATATTTTCCTCTTAAAGAGAAAGTAACCATCGAAGTCAAGACTGGAACAAGACACGCTGCTACGTACGGATATATTGAGCGAGTTGAGCCTGAGATTTTTGAAGAGACTCAGCATATTCAGATTTCTATTGTGTGTCCTGATTCATATTTCACAGACATTCAAAACGGTGTAGAAAAGCTATATTCTTTTTATGCTATTTCGCCAAATTTTGAATTCCCATTTTCTAACGAATCTCTAACGACAGCTCTTTTGGAGTTTGGTATTATTCGAGGAAACTTTGTACATGATATTTATTATACAGGCGAAGTTGAAACCGGATTTGTCATGTCATTTTCTCCATTTGGCGATCTGAATAAGAAGATTTGTATTTCTAATGTCGATACTGGCGAGAATATGACAATCGATCTTGGCGTTATTCAGAAGGTAACTGGAAAGACATTTTCTTCATCTGATGAGTTGTCTATTTCCACAATTAAAGGTTATAAATATGTGCTTCTATCTAGAGCAGGAAAGACATATAACGTTCTTAATTGCTTGGATAGATCTTCAGATTGGCTTCAGCTATCTCAAGGACATAATAAATTCGCATATGCTATTACTGATGATCCAAATCAACAGGTAAGATTTGAAATTAGGACGACCAATCTATTATTTGGAGTATAGTTATGATAACACCATATATTTTGAATCGAGAGTTCGAAACGGTTCGCATGTTAGATGATTATATTTCATTTATTTGGACTGATCGCTTTAATAAATGTGGTGATTTTGAAATTATTCTTCCATATGATCCTAATCTATTTGATTATCTGAAGCAGAATTGGTATGTTGTAAATCCAGAATCCGAACACACAATGATAATCGAATCTATTTACGTCAAATCTGAGGCTGATGGTGAAGATACAGTAAAGATTTCTGGCAGATCGTTAGAGAGTATTTTAGATAGACGAATTGCATGGGGTCTAGAGTATCATAACAAGACAGTACAAGACTGCATCATTGATACGATCACATCAAATTGCATCAAGTCATCCGCAAGCGCTAGAAATATTAAGGGTCTATCCACTGCTTGGAATTATGATGAAAAATTAAAGTCCATGAAAATCGAAACCCAGTTTACTGGTGATAATATTTATGAACTAACTACAAATTTATGCAGTAAATATGGAATCGGTTTTAAATTGACAATGCCAACTGATGGTAACTTCATTTTTAAACTCCTAACCAATGAAGATAGATCGTATAACCAAACAAAAAATCCAGTTGTTATATTTTCTCCGGCATTTGAGAACTTATTGAATGCCAATTCGTACGAATCGAATCAAGACTACAAAACTGTAGCTTTGATTGGTGGTGAAGGAGAAGGTAATGATCGTTGGTACAAGTCTAACGATTGGACTGGAGACACGGGATTAGATAGACGAGAGTTATTTGTGGACGCTCGCGATCTAAGAACAAAAGTAAGAGATCCTGGTTCAAAAACGGAACGAACTTTGAGCAGTAGTGAATATTATTCTACACTTAATACTAGAGGCGATAGAGAACTAGCAAAACATCAAGTCACAACCATTTTTGATGGGGAGCTTGAATCTACCAGATCACAATTCAAGTATAAGCAAGACTATAATATTGGTGATATTGTTCAAGTAGAGGACAAATATAGGCGGATGTTTACAGCCATGATTACTGAGTATATTTATTCGTATACTGACTCCGCTATTAAATGTTACCCAACATTTGAAGTAATAAATAAGGAGGTAAAGTAGTGGCTATAACCTATGGTTTTTATAACTCGCAAAATGGCGATCGTAAATACGATGCTGTCCAGTTTGGTGAGATTTTTGATGGTGTGATTTGTGATGGCGTGTATCAGTCTATTGGATCTGCATTTTTGGTCAAGCCATCGACCGGTACAAGCGTATCCGTTGGTACTGGTAGGGCATGGTTCAATCATACTTGGATTAAGAACGATTCCGATTTTCAGGTATTGCTTAATTCTGCTCACCCAATTTACGACAGAATTGATGCAGTCGTATTTGACGTTAACTCTGGTTCTAGGGTAAACTCGATTACTGTAGTTCAAGGCGAACCAGCAGAAACCCCAGTAAAGCCAACAATTGGTGCTGGATCAAGTAGACAATATCCAATTGCTTATATTACTGTGCGAAAGGCTGCAACATCAATTACTATTTCCGATATTGACTATAAGGTTGGAACTAAGGATTGTCCTTTTGTTACTGGACCATTAACTACAATTACGATTGAGCGTTTTGTTGAGGCTTGGTCTTCTGAGTGGAATGACTGGATGAGTCATGCTAAGGACGAATATTCTTCGAATTTAGCAACCAATAAAAGTCAGTTTGAGGCTTGGTTCCGTACTATGCAAGTCAATCTCAATTCTAATGCCGCAACAAATCTTCAAAACCAGATTACAGAATTGACTAAGAAAATCGATTTGATGGCTTCTGGCGGATATTCTGTAGTGTCGATTGAGGACTCTACTGGCAGACCAGTGATGGATAGCAATGGTACGCCAATTACTGGTCAAAGAAAATACAATGGAGAATAGGAGCATATTTAATGAAAATTACAGAGTATGCACGAACAACTAAAGTTTCAGATACTGACGTTCTTTTGATTGATGGTTCGTCTGGAACAAAGACAGTTTCTATCGATCAGTTGAAGTATTCTTTATTTGAGAATAACCCGGTTATGCATCGTAATATTTGGCGTAACAATAATCTTGGTACTTCAGTTAGTGCTCAGCAATATCAGGCTATTAGCTCTGGTAAATTTAACGATATTTACGTTGGAGACTATTGGACTATTGGCGGTATTAAGTGGCAGGTTGTCGATCTTGACTATTTTTACAAAGGCGGAGATCAGACATTCATGAGGCATCATGCGGTAATCATGCCAACTACGTCTCTATATTCGTCTTATTATGAGGACTCTCGTTCTAACTGGAATGGATATTTCAACAGCAAGCTGTACAAGTCATCTCTTAGCACTGCTAGGAATACTATCAATAATGCATTTTCTGGTCATGTGATTGAACATAAAGAAGGTGGCACTTATGAGCGAGATGGATCTTCTGTATCTGGAGCATTTAATTGTCGATCCGAAAACACAACTATCTCTCTTGCGTCAACTTGCTATATTTATGGCGACCATTTCTTTAGTCCTCTTACCGCTAATGGGCAGTATCCCATCGTTTATAACGGACAATTTGCTGCTTTCCGAATGAACGGTCCCGCCATGTTGGTTGGTGACGATAATAAAGAATGGTGGCTGCGAGATCCAGTAAGCACTACTGGCTTTGCTGTTGTTAAGGATAATCTCTTAACTAACTGGGGTTGGGCTGATTCTGAAAAAGGCATTCGTCCATATTTCCTAATTGGATAAGATGGTGATATTCGATGGAGCAACAGCATCTTATTGATATGGCGGTGACTGTAGTTTGCGCCGTCATGGCGTCTTCTGGATTTTGGACATGGTTCAATAACCGTAATAGCCACTCCGAAGAGAAAGAAAAAATGGCAGCAGCTCAAGCTGAAATGCTAGTCGGACTCGCACATGATCGTATTGTAACTAAGGGCATGCGATATATTGATCGTGGGTATATTACCAAAGAAGAGTACGAGAATATGGAAACATATTTATTCAAGCCATACAAAAAGCTTGGTGGTAATGGATCAGCTCAGAAGATTATGGAAGAAATTAACAAGCTTCCAATTAAGAGTAGGTGATATAATTGTATACTGATTATGAGAGAATGTATACTAACTATCTTATGCATCACGGCACTAAAGGTATGAAGTGGGGTGTTAGGAGAGCACTAAAAAAATACAACGCATTGTATGATCAAACAAGCCAAAATCTAAATAAACAAAATCCAAACTATCACAACATTAAAAACGTAATTAACAATGATAAAGCTAATATTAATAAAATGACTTCTAAAAGAGATATTAAAAACAAATCATTTTTCAATGGCGTTAAATATAGTACTCTTGCTTCTGCCAGTATGACCGGTAAAAAAGTAAATGTTAAAAAGCTCAATAATATCATGGAAAAAGACTGGGCTAAAAATAAAGTACAAATTGTAAAGGAAATGAAGACCCAAAGGCGATGGGGTAAAGCAACCGTTGCTTCTGCTCTTGCAATTTATGGCGGACTCGGTGTCGCAGCGATTGGTATGGTTTCTAGAAACAACCACATAATGAATGTTGGACTTGCAGCAACACTTGGCGGAAGTATCGGTGCATCAGTTGGAACAACAAAGCTTGCTACGTCAAAACTAGCTAGAAGAACTGACGGATACGCAGATGCTTATTATCACAAAAAGCATTAGACTAAAATTGTAAAAATCGCGCCAAAAACACTTCATATAATGAAGGTAATAAACGTTTGAAAGGAGTTTGTTATGTTTAAATTTAAGTTTCCTGAGAAAAAGGATACTAACGAGTCTATGTACGAGGGTGAGGTGATGTCGCTTCTCGAAGCATTGAGTGTTACGCCGTCTGGTACAGACGAGTACGATAAGTTACTTGACGAATTAAATTCGTTGATGGATGCTAAATCGAAGCAAGTTCGAAAGGGTCCAGATCCGAATACAATTCTGACAGTTGCTGGTACTGTCTTGCTTGGTGTGTTGATGCTCAATTATGAGAAAGCTGATGTCATTACATCTAAAGTACTTGGTTTGTTGGGGAAGATCAGGGCTTAATTGAAACGTAGCACTGATACGTACGTTTGTTAAAGAGAATATACCGTGTGTTAAATACATGCGGTATATTTTTTTTTCGCATAATTTTCATCGCCTATAATGAAGTAGTATTCAACTAGTTTTGGAGGTTTATTATGGACGTTACTAGAGACGATGTTATTGATGGGGTTAAAATCATTGGCGGACTTGTTGTTAGTATTTGTGCTAGTGAAGTTGCAGAAGCGGTTCTAGAAGCTGTTTTACCGGCTCCCGTTAATCTTGTAGGGAAAATCGGTATTAAGGTTTTAGGATTTACCGCTGGTGCAGCTGTTGCTAGAGAATTCAACAAACAAGTCGACGAATTTGTAAAGATCATCGATATGGTCAAAGAGGAACAAGAAAAGAATAAACAAAAAGCAGTTGCTAACTAGATTTAAAAAGATATTGTAGGATTAAAATCTTATGATATCTTTTTATCCTCGCGTAAAAAACACCTCATATAATGAAGTAGTAATCAACTAGTTTTGGAGGTTTATTATGAATGTACGTCAGTATGTGTTTGGTGAAGCCGCTGTTGGAATGGCAATGGGTGGTGGCGCAACCGTTACAGCATGTGTTGGACTTCTCTGTTTAGCCACTGGGAAGTATGGACATGCTCTCGGAATGTTTGTCACTACTGGTTGTATTCTGTACACTGGAGCATTAGCTCATATTCAACTTACAGAAGAGCTGTTAGAAATTAATTAGTTACTGATTTTAAATATATAGTGTGTTGTAAAGACATGCTATATATTTTCTAGCGTCAAAAACATGTGATATAGCGCAAAAGCTGTTGTTGAATCCGGAGCTCTTGGTTGTTCTTATTCAGAGTTCCAAGAGTAAATAGGCTACCACAAAGAGATAGTGTGTTAAATGCATGCTATCTCTTTTTACGCCTCGCGAAATTTTCATCTCATATAATAGAAGGAGAGAGGATTGAAACATTACGTTTTCAATCTCACTATGGCCACAAGATTGAGTTCTGAATGCCGCTCGTTAGTGACTCTCCTTCTATATTTTTACCTTAACTGGGCTTTTATAGTATTAAAAGTATTTCTATAAAACACCAGTTACTTACAGTAGTTATAAAGCCATTTAAAACATGGTTTTTATTTTTATGGTTAATTATAGCTTGAAAGGAGCACTATGAAGTACCAAAATTTGAAAAAGTTGCGAATTAGTCTAGGAATTACTGTCGGGAAGGCAGCAGAGGAGATGTTTGTCACTCCACAGACTATTTGTAACATCGAAAGCGGTAGGACAGTTAAGGAATCATCACTGTTTTACTATGAACTGTATCTAAAGTATAAGAAAAAGTACATAGAGCATTATAGGGAGATGAATCAATAATTGATATTCTTGCTAAGATTGATAGAACCTTATTAGATAATGAGCTTCGCAGCCTCGTAAGATTTTTAGTGTTTCGTGAGTCAGATAAAGCACTATTCAATCCGACATATAAAATTAAAATCGATAGCACTGCTCCATATTTTACTATAAGAGGATCGTTCTACGCAATTCCGCATGACGATACTAATCGTAAATTCATATTAGTAAACGATCAGCACATTTTTGAGATTGAGCGATTTACAAACAGCACTCTTAGTATCAGGTCATCAAATTGTATGAATCCTTATAAATGGCACACATTCACGTCATATTCAACTCCAAAAAACGTTCGCTAGAATTAATACTCTTTACGAATTGTGTGTAAAGGACTCTAAAAACTACAATTATGAAGAAGGAGCATATAACTATGAAAAATATGTCAAAAGTTTGTAAGGATATGCATTTTGTCATTGGTTGTTCCATCTATTTTTAGCGGATTTAGATTATCAAAATAGGACTCGTATAGAGGAGGTTTAGAATGGACAATGAAGATTTAGTCAACAATTTATTTTCTATTGGTGTTAAATTAGATCTATCTTATAAATTCCGTAATATGATATCTGAATTGGAGGAAGTAAAAGATGAAAACTCCGAAAAAATACTGACGATCGTCAGCAAAGTTGATGAATTAAGCGGAGACAAATATACAAAGGAGATGGTAAAAGAAGCAAAACGTGCTGTCACGTATTTTGAAGATTATATTGGTTGTTTAAAGCGAATTTCGGACCTTTCTAAAAAATCTGCGATTGGAGATTAATCATGGCAAACCCACAGGACACTTATATTACATCATTTCTCGACAAATTTATTGACTCTACAGGATGCAGAGATCTTTGCGTCGACCTATCTAAGATTGTAGATAGTGGATCACTAACAAAGGGATTCCAACATGCAATCGATGGATTGATCAATGCAGCAGTCAAAGAACGTATCAGGGAGTATACGATCGATAAGAAAGGAATTGTGTGCACCATTAAAGACCGAAATGATATCACTTTGTCATTTAGGCGCGGAGTTGATATGTTCATCGTTGAGTATCTTGGTAATGGCGAGGCTGTTAGCCGAAATTTCAAGAACGACAACAATGCTCCATATTATTTCATCATCAAGTATATTATTAATGCTATTGAGGAGGAATATCAAGATAAGATTGTTACCAAGATGATTAACTCTGGGGTGGAAGATCGAGATACATTGCTTTTTGCGGCTTCCGCATATTTTATTGGCGATTTCAAAGTCGTTGAAAAGTACAACAAAAGTGAGGATGGAAAGAATGTCAGATATATTCAGACCACGCATTATGGTGCTCCGAACTATATGCTAACAACTCGCATAGAGATTCCAGAGGCATTAAAATTTACTGATATTACTTTTTCAGATGTTATTTCTGTAAGAGTTTCAGTATCTGTTGACCATTTTGATACTGGTTTATCCTTCTCAACTACTAATCCATATTCCAGTATTGTTACCAGAGCTCTACAGATTAGTAAAAAGAGTCTTGGGTAGGTGATATTGTTGAAGAATCTTGGCAAAGCAGTTCTTGCTGGCGGGGATAAGTATGTCGGTTATGTGTTCGATATTAAGAAAATTAATGCGAAAGATTTGACTGCGGATATTGAATTTGACTTCGATGCCAACAAGACATTTTTTGATTATCCACCTAAGCTAACCGTACCGATGGAATGGCTCGTTCCCGAAGATAGGGCTTAGAGTTCGCGAAATTTTCATCTCATATAATAGAAGGTGTAGGCGTTCTTTAGAAAGGAAAACGATTATGAACGCATTGAACAAAGTGTTAGACCTAGTTAAGAAGCCTGTTGTTGTTAACATTCTTAGCGCTGTAGGTGGAGCAGCACTTGCCATTATTGGTGGTAAGATGCTTCCAACTGCAAAAGCTTATTTGGATGCTAAAGCAGCAGACGAGCTACATTCTAACGCAGTTGATGATGTTGTTGTCGAGACTGTAGAAGAGCAGTAGCCTTCAGATCTAAGGAGAGTTGTAAAATCAGCTCTCCTTATTTTTCTTTTTAGATTGGAGAATTTTCATGAAGAATGCAATTGATTTCCTAAAGTCACCTTGGATGCTTGTTATTGCTGGTATTGGACTGTTGTATATTATGCTGTGGTCTTTTGCAATGTATTCATCAGTCGCACCAGAGCGACAGAGTGCATTGGTTGTCATTTCTGTTATTTATTTGATTTGTGCTATTTCTATCGCCAGGAATGAGAAATGTTTTTAGGAACTTACCGTCTTATGAAAGATATTCAGTATCACTATGAGTATCTTTCTGACGGTGCTGATGCGGAGCGACAACGCAAAAAATTCTTAAGCAAATTCAAACCATGTAAACAAGATAAAGGTAAAGAAATAACTGCTTTCAAAACAGAAGCATATACTGACGTTAAGAAGCAGCACTTTACAATACATATTCTTGGCGGTAGCGATGAATTCAAGTGTTGCGATAGTGATATTTTTGGAATTGATATAGTCTGTATGGACGTACCTATGACAATCTCCGTTAGAGATGTTAGTATGTACAATTTCTATATGGATCTATACCACAAGTTTAATAAGTCTTATTTACAGACCGAGCGAAAGGATATTTAACGATGTCAGATCCAGTGAATCATCCAGATCATTACACTCAAGGCGCATTCGAGTGCATTGATGCTATGCTGGATACGCAAGGAGTACAAGCAGTACGAAATTACTGTATTTGTAATGCATTTAAGTATATTTGGAGGCACAACGCTAAAAACAATGATCAGGATATCCGGAAAGCTAAGTGGTATATTGATAAGTATTTGGAGCTTTCAGAATCACATGACGAAAGGTGTTTTAAAATTGAAAAAGATGGCAATCATGTGACAAAATATTTTTTCGGTAAGGTAAATAATGACTAAATCAGTATACGATTTCAAAGGATATATTGTCGTTCCTAGAGAGTATATTAATCTTGTTCTTCCGTGGTTTGCTAGGTGGTTTTCTGACTCTATTAGTGGCAAGTACAACAAAGACAAGACAGCTTGTGCATATTTATTGGATTGGGCAGACGCTGAAGAAAACGAAGTAATTCAAAAGATGCGTTTGTTTGAAGCACGTTACGGTGCTAGTTACGGTTTATTTACAAAAGAAAGTGGTGAATTGGTATGAAGAAGTACGGTTTTTTCAATTTCCTGTTTGATGTGATTTTCGGCATTATCACATGTGGACTTTGGTGGCTTTACCTTGTCTTCCGTCATTTTTCAAGCAGGTAATTCATGTTCAAACGAAATTCTGCGTTTTTAAAAAACGGACAAGTTATTTTGTTCCCTGGAGAGAAGCCAACAGACTATATTAAGAAGGATCTTCCAGACTGGCCAACCATATTTGGATTGTACGGACCAGAAAATATTATTAGAAAAGTAATTGATGTATTTAAATCTAATAATGTCAAACACAGTCCCACACCAAATAAAGTGTCAGCTCATAAGTCAAGAATTCTATTTTTTACTAATGATGTTGAATCGGTTGTAGACTTGATTTATGGTATGGATGACTTTGATATTCCTATTATTCTTAAGGATTATAGTTTGGCTTTTCCAATTATTGAAGAAAGCGAGTAGTTATGAATGTACTGAACGCATCAAAACAATTCCTAACTAAGAATTCCACAACAATTCTTATGGGACTTGGTGCTGTAACAGCAGTTAGCTCTATTGCTATGGCTATTAAAGAAACGCCAAAGGCAATTACAAAGATGTACGAAAAAGCTAAGGAGATTGATCCAGATACTCCAATTGAGTCGGTTCTATATCCTAAGACTGATTTGTACGACAAGATCGGTTGGAAAGCGACACTTAAATCGACTTGGAAGTGTTATATTCCTACGGTATTGCTTGCCGGCACGTCTTTGACTTGTTTCTTCGCAGCAATGCATATTACAAGCGGTAAAGTTGTTGCACTTTCGTCTGCTGTAGCTGCAAGTCAGCAAATTGCTGAGAAATATCAGCAAGAGGTAATTGATATTATTGGCAAGGATAAAGAGCGAGATATTAGAAAGAAAGTTAACGAATCTAATATTTCTGAGACTCCAGTTCCTAGTAAATCCGGACTAGTTGTATTTGGTTCCGGAGACACTTTGGTATTTGACGAGGTTTCTGGACGATATTTCTTGTCTGATAAAGAGTCAATCCGTACTGCTATGAACGATTTTAATCAGCAAGTAATTTGGGGATCGACACAAGATCTAAATGATTGGTACGACGTTGTTGGTCTTGAGCAAATTACAATTGGTGAATATCTCGGATGGAATGCGGACCGATTGATGGATATTTCGTTTGATAGTATGATTGCTCCAAACGGAGAACCATGCATCGTTCTAAATTATCTTGTTCAGCCTTCTGTAAACTTTAAGAAATAGATTGGATATTTTCATGGCAGAGAGAAAGATTAATACTCAGGAGAAAGACTCGGCAGGAGTTCCAGTATATCCTGGTAACAGCACAGTAGCTAAAGAAGCTCCAACAACTAGCAATACTACGGACGAGCGAAAGAAAGTAGAGAAAATTGCTAATGGAAAGGTAAAGACACCTTCTCTTTGGGGTAAAGTAAAGTCAAATCTCTTTAATAACGATGATAACATCGGAGATTATTTGGTGTTTGATGTCTTTATTCCCGCGGCAAAGAATGTTATTTCTGATGCTATTACTGGAGCAATTCAGATGCTTCTTTACGGAGATAATAGACGACCAAATGGTGTAAACCGATACAGCGGTCGTTCGACTTATACTTCATATGGAAGATATTACGATCGAGACAACCGACGTGAAAGGGAAGAGCGTAGAAATCCACGACAAGTAAATCCTAGATCAGTTCTTGATTATGACAATGTTGTAGTCGATACGAGACGTGAAGCAGAGCTTGTATTGGCACAAATGGATGATCAAATTGCTGTGTATGGAATGGCTACTCAAGCAGATTTTTATGATGCTCTTGGACTTGATACAGAGTACACAGACAACAAAGTTGGTTGGAAAGATCTTAGAAATGCTCAAATCGAGCGTCGTAGAGATGGATATGGGTTTATTTTACCACGTCCAGAGTATATTGATTAAAGGAGAACAAAATGTTTCTTGATTTTTTACTAGCTGGCGTTATTTCTTCTGGTCTTACACTATTTGTAGATCGTATTATTAATCCTCATCTTGGTGATGTACCAGTAAGCAACTTCTATGTTGATATGTATCGATCTACAGATGACCTAAATGATATTCTTAAGTCTTGCGTGGATATCAAAGACGAACAAGAGAAAAAACAAAAAGGTCCTTCTGATGAGCAAGTATAACCAAGCTTATCGAATTTGGAGAAGCGAGGAGAACAAACCAGTATGGTACGCTGTACTGGTTTACCTCCAACTTATTAGGAATCCAACATTTGATATTATCTGCTATCGACTCGGCATTAAAGATTAACCAATTCGTTTTTTAAGGAGACTGAAATGAGCAACAAAAAAGAAACAAAAGTTACTAACCACAGACTGGATATTTGTAATAAAACATTATATCAAATATCTAATCTTAAAACTGCAATCATTCACAATAACTTAGAGGATTTCTTCAGTACTTTTAACGAAATATCAAATTCGTGCTATGAATTTGATGATCAGGTAAATATTATGGAAGATCCAAATGGTCTGTGGTATTCTTCGTCAACCATGATTGATTGTCTTCATAATATTGAAGAGGGTATATTTTCTAACAATTTGTTTAGCACGGTTTGCAATATTTATACGTTAGAGTGTATGGTTAATGCTGCAATGGATTCTATTGATAAGGAAAAGTAACATGACTTTCACCGAATCCCAGATGCGCGAATGGGTAACTAAAGCATACGGCGGAAGATTCTGGCCAGACAAAGTCAAAAAGATGTCATATGAGCAGGTACTTGCCATATTTACACGTCTTCGCAAGTCAGGAAAAATCCCTGTGTAATTTCGCGTCAAAAACATGTGCTATAATAGAAGGGGAAAGACCTTAATGAAGTTTTAAATAACTTGCTAAGGTCCCTCCTTCTATATTTTTTCGTAACTGTTGTTCTATGTTTGAAGGGGAATCAAAATGAGTATTCTGAACAACGTAACAAAGTTTGCTGGAAGGGCTGGTCTTGTTATTTCTAAGCACAGTCCAACAATCCTCACAACCGTCGGTGTCGCTGGTTTTATTGGCACCGCAGTCCTTGCTTCTCAAGCAACTCTTAAAGTTGGCGATATTCTTGACGAGGGTAAGGATATTGAGAGTAAGATCAAGGGCGTACACGAAGGTAAGCTAAAGATTAAGCCTGGCGAGACATATTCTGAGGAAGATTACAAGAAGGATCTTATTCTGAATCGTGTTCAGACAGCACTGAAGATTGGAAAGCTCTATGCTCCTGCTATTCTTGTTGGTATTGCTAGTACCGCTTGCGTACTTGGCGCTCATCATATTCTATCTAAGCGCAATGCTGCTTTGGTGGCTACTGCCTCTATGCTTACTGAGTCTATTAGTAAGTATCGTGAGAGAGTCGCTAAAGAACTCGGAGAAGAAGTAGAGGATGCTCTTTATCACGGAGTAGAACTCAAGACCGAAAAGAAGAAGGTAAACAAGAAGACCGTAGAGGAGACAACTGTCGCTCCTGAGAACGGCGTTGATACTTCTAACATGCCTTCTATTTATGCTCGCATTTTTGATGAGTATAATCCTAACTGGTCTAAGTCTCCAGAAGAGAATCGTTATTTTCTCCAGTGTGCACAGTCAATGTTCAACGATCAGCTGAAAGCTAAGGGTCACGTATTCCTAAATGATGTTTACGAGACTCTTGGTTTTGACAAGACTCCTGCTGGTCAGGTAGTTGGCTGGGTTTACAACAGCGACAATGGAGATAATTTCATTGACTTTGGCATTTTCGACACTGCATCAAATCCTGTAAGAACACGCTTTATCAATAGTGAGCAGCCTTCTGTTCTTCTTGATTTTAATGTCGATGGTGTTATGTACGATCTTATTTGAGGGCAAAGAGGATTAAATGCTGTTGGATCAGGTATATATGAAGAGGATATTCTAAACTATCCTGGGATTTATACCTGTCCAATCTAATTTTGTTTGAAAGGAGTTACAATGAACAATAAAGTACTAGTCGTAGGATCGCTTGTAGCCGTTTCTGCGCTGTCTTGGTTTGCTTCTAAGGCATATTATGATGATAAGCGTAATCACGAAGTAGAGAGCCTTAGAGAGGTTCTAAAGACCACCGAAAGGCATATTCATGCTCTTCGTGAAGAGATCAATTCTCTAAAGAGTAAACTTAGTGAGGATAAGCCCGTTGAAGAGACTAAAGAAGATCCTGATATTCCTGCTGAAGATACAGCTGAGACTGAATCTGAGGATATTCCAGATGAGCGAGAGAATATTTCTTACCGTTCAACTGGTAATTACACAGATTATTCAAAGTATTACAAACCAGGCGTAATTAAGATTCCTAATATTCGTGTCGGTTGGGAGACCGTGAACAACGATATTAAGGTTCCTTATGAAGAGCCAGGACCAATTACTGAGGACGAGTTCTATGAAGGCGCTAATGAAGACGACTGGATTAGGACAACATATTCGTTCTATGCTGGAGATCGTGTACTTCTAAACGAGCATGATATTCCAGTTGAGCAACCAGAGGAACTTCTTGGTAAGGAATTCTGGAAGTATATTGGTGAGATTGATCCTGAAGAGAAGGAACTTGCTTGGTATCGTAATGCTAACGTGCATTTGCTTGCCGAGGTTATTGAGTATGACGCATATTACTATGACAACGAGACTCATAATCCCAGCTTAGAGGTTGATGATGAAGTCGACACTATCGATCCAGCAGAGCTAGAGTATCCAGAGGACGATGAAGACGATATTGATGAGTCTGAAGAAGTCAGCACTGATACGGACGACGAAGACGACGGAATCACTATCAATTAACTAAACAACATATTTTGAATAGAGAGGTGGCGAATTGACAATTGCCCACTAAATCTAAAAAGAAGAGAGGCATGAGTATTACAGCCATGTCTGAATTATATTTTAAATGGCTTATCAATTATATTGATTACGATAATGAAGACGATGAGCTATTTATTTATGATTTATTTCTCTGCGAGTTTAGATGGATTCATCCGAATGATGTAAATCGTAAGATGGATGCGTTTGAACTTCGCAGAGATTTCTCGATTGATGAAGGATTGTACTATTCTGAGTATGAGACTTTCAAATCTGTTAAACCTAATTGCCTTGAGGTACTAATTGCTCTCGCACAGCGAATTTCTGACGATATTTTGGATGAATGTGAGAGTGGCTATGGTACGGACGGATGGTTCTGGGAACTAGTCAAAATCTTTGGTTTAAGGCGTACAAGATTGCCAAAAACATTCAAATATTTTGAATTAACAAAAGAGTTCCAAAAAGGTAACATTTCGTCCAAAAAGGTAACAAAAAGGTATCAAAAAGGTAACAAAAAGGTAACAGATTTGGAGATTTGGTATCAAATTGCAGACTATGTAAGTAATTTTTATGACATGGAAGATGACTACATCGATTGAAAAAAGTAACATTTGTTACCTTTTTGAGCGATTTTGTTACCTTTTTGTTACCTTTTTGGGTAATTTGAAGGTATACGATTTCCATGTTGACCTGCGGTTTGTTACCTTTGTTACCTTTTTCTTAATATAATTTATATTTTTTATAAAAATATACTATATTACAAAAATAAAAACTATTTTGGAAATTTTTGGCAAAAAGGTAACACATTAAAAATATTTGAATCAAGGGATGAAAAATATTTTAACATCAGAAAGGAGGCAAAAAGTGCAATTCTTCAAAGTCAGAAAGAAGCTAGATTCAAAGAAAAACACGTTGGATATTTATCCAGATTTCTGTGTTGGACGTTTCGACGATTTTATGGTTCGTGGAAGAAATTTCTACGCTGTCTGGTGTCCGGGAATTGGTTTGTGGTCTCAGAATGAATATGACGTTCAGAAGATTATTGATGACGAGCTTCAAGAATACTACGATAAAGTAGAAGGAAGATTCGAAGCTGATATTCATGTCGGATGGGCAACATCTTACGGTTCTGGATCTTGGAGAAATTACAACAGATGGGTAAAAGATCTTCCGGATAATTTTCATCAGTTGGATACAAAGGTTATTTTCTCTAACACAGAAGTCACAAAAGATGACTATGCAACAAAGCGTCTTCCATATTCTCTTGAGAAGGGTCCAATCGAGAATTACAATATTCTGATTGACACTCTCTATGATAAGAATGAGAGACAGAAGATTGAATGGGCTATTGGATCGGTTATTTCTGGCGAAAGTCGAGACATTCAAAAGTTCTTAGTATTTTACGGCGAGACTGGAACTGGTAAGTCAACAATCATTAATATTATTCAAAAGTTGTTTGAAGGATATTATGTAACGTTTGACTCTAAAGCTCTTGGAAGTAATAGTGATCAGTTTGCCGCAGAGGTATTTAAGAACAATCCAATAGTCGGAATTCAACACGATGGAGATTTATCTAGGATCGAGGACAATACAAGAATCAATTCAATTACCTCCCATGAGGAAATGTCCGTCAATGAGAAACACAAATCTCGATACACGACTAGGATTGATTCATTTTTGTTCATGGGTACAAACAAACCTGTCAAGATTACTGACGCACAGTCAGGAATTATTCGACGTCTTATTGATGTCCATCCTTCTGGAAGGAAACTATCTCCAGATAAATATTTTGAGATTGTGCGTAAGATTGATTTTGAATTAGGAGCAATTGCCCAACATTGTCTTGATGTATATTCTACTCTTGGAAAGAATTATTATTCTGGTTATCGTCCAATTGACATGATGTTCAAAACCGATGTATTCTTTAACTTCGTTGAGTCTTGTTATTTTACATTCGAGAAACAAGATGGATGTACTCTGAAGCAAGCTTACGACATGTACAAGGATTACTGTGACGAATCTCTTGTCGAATACAAGATGCCAAAGTATAAATTCAGAGAAGAGCTTAGGAATTACTTTAGACACTTTGATATTTCTACTCGTGTTGAAGGTAAACAGGTAAAGAATTACTACACAGGTTTCTTAACCGATAAATTTACTAATGCAGCTACAGTTGATAGTAGTCCAGAAGAGCTAGATGTACTTACGCTTGATAAGACTGAGTCTATATTTGATCAAAATTACACTCAGTCAAAAGCACAGTATGCCACTAAAGCTGGAACACCTACAAAGAAGTGGGATAAGGTCACTACAACACTTGGAGATCTTGACACTTCGAAGTTGCATTTTGTAAAGGTACCAGAGAATCATATTGTGATTGACTTTGATCTAAAGGGTCCCGATGGCGATAAGTGTGCTGAGTTAAATCTTGCAGCAGCTAGCCGATGGCCAAAAACATATGCCGAGTTTAGTAAGAGTGGAGCTGGTATTCATCTTCACTATATTTACGATGGCGATGTTAATAGGTTGAGTCGTCTTTACGATGATGGAATCGAGATCAAAGTATTTTCTGGTAATGCTTCTCTAAGAAGAAAGCTGTCATATTGTAATGATTTACCAATTGCTCATATTTCAAGTGGCCTCCCCCTTAAGGAGGAGAAAGTGATTAACTTTGATAGAGTAAAGACTGAGAAACATATTCGATCTCTCATTGCTAAGAATCTAAGAAAAGAAATTCACCCAGCAACAAAGCCGAGCGTTGATTTTATTGCTGAGATCTTAGACGAAGCATATTCCTCTGGTGTTGTCTATGATGTTACTGACATGCGAAACAAAGTGTTGACTTTTGCTATGAATAGCACAAACAATGCTGAATATTGCATGAAGGTTGTATCTAAGATGCACTTTAAGTCTGATATTACTGCTGATGAACTTTCTAAACCAGATGAGAATGATGGTAAGATTGTATTCTATGATGTCGAGGTGTTTCCAAATCTATTCCTAGTCAACTGGAAGTATATGGATTCTGGAGATACTTGTGTCCGAATGATTAACCCAACACCTCAAGAGATTGAGGAACTGTTTAAATTTAAACTTGTTGGATTTAACAATCGAAGATACGATAACCATATTCTGTATGCTCGATATTTGGGATACAACAATGAAGAGTTGTATAATCTCAGTCAGAAGATTGTAAGCGGACAAAGTAAGAACTGCTTATTCTCCGAAGCATATTCTCTGTCGTACACCGATGTTTATGACTTCGCTTCTGCCGGAAACAAAATGAGTCTGAAGAAGTGGGAAATTAAACTCGGTCTACACCACAAAGAGCTTGGACTCCCTTGGGATCAACCAGTAGATGAAAAAGACTGGCAGAAAGTAGCAGAGTACTGCGACAACGATGTTATTTCCACAGAAGCTGTATTTAAACATCTGTCTGGAGACTTTGCTGCTAGACAAATTCTAGCATCATTGGCAGGAATGTCAGTTAATGACTCTACTAACCAACTGACAACCAAGATCATATTTGGTAATGATAGGAATCCTCAGAGTGAGTTTATTTACACAGACCTCAGTAAGGAGTTCCCTGGTTACAAATTTGAGAATGGCAAGAGTTCATATCGTGGTGAGGATCCAGGAGAAGGCGGTTACGTATATTCCAATCCAGGAATGTATACCAACGTTGGTTTGTTTGATATTAGTTCAATGCATCCATCATCTGTCGTAGCACTTAACTTATTTGGAGATAAGTATACAAAAGTGTATAAAGAGTTAAAGGATGCAAGGCTTTATATTAAACATGCAGATTGGGATAATGCTAGAAAAGTTCTAGGTGGTATTCTTAAACCATATGTTGATGCTTTGGAAAGTGGAACTGCTTCATTTACCGCTAAAGATCTGACATTAGCACTAAAGACTGCGATCAATGCTGTTTATGGTTTATCTTCGGCGCCATTCGACAATAAATGTAAAGATCCAAGAAACATCGATAATATTGTCGCAAAGCGTGGCGCTCTGTTTATGATTAATCTTAAACATGAGTGCGAATCTAGAGGTTGGACTGTTGTTCATATTAAGACTGATTCTATTAAGCTTGCTAATTGTACAAAAGAGATGGAGGATTTCGTAGTAGAATACGGAAAGAAATATCAGTATGATTTCGAGCATGAAGCAACGTATGATAAGATGTGCATTGTAAACAAAGCAGTTTATATTGCACATGAGTCCTATGGAGAAGAAGAGGGTAAGTGGACAGCAACTGGAGAACAATTCCAGCAGCCGTATGTGTTTAAGACTCTATTTTCTAAAGAGAAGATCGGATTCAAAGACAAATGCGAAACAAAAGCCGTTCAAAAAGGCGAAATGTATTTGAA